CTTGTATTACGATAAACACCTGGAGTAACCTATGAAGATTGTAGTGCCAGTTAAACGACTTAAGCGTCGTGCAATTGAATTGTATCACGCTGATAGTCCGTTTAGACAAAAGAAAGTCCCTTTGAAAACTCTATATAAGCGTAATCCTAAACACAAATCAAAGGAAAACCTATGAGTATGTTTATATTCGATATCCACAACAGAGGATCTTTTGTTGAATCTATTGGTGTTGAGAGTGAGACTGAAAAGCAGGCAGTTGACTGTGCTCGTAAGGAATTTCCTCAAAATACAATCACGTTTATTCGTAAGATCAACAAGCAATTTCAGGTCGTTGAGACAGAAGATAAGTTTGCGTACAATTTTGCTCGTTTCAAGCGTATCCAGAATGATTACGGATTCAAATCAGTGTGGTCAAAATACGATGTAGATAACATCGAAGACCTTGCTCCCTTCACGTTTAATAGGATCGAGCTTGACCATGTTCCAACAGCTCATACTAAAATTCCTCTAGAGAATCATACTTGGTTAGAGATTTGGTCTGTTGTCGATAAGTTGATTAGCGAGTATGATCCTGGACATCCCTACATTGAAGGGTTCAGGGTTTCTAAAAATACACTTTATGTTACTACAGGAAGCTAATAACATGGAAACAGTGAGAAGTTACTACAGTACTGCAAATCAAGACGAACAAGCTACGTTTAGAGAATGGTTGGCTGGTCTACTGAAGACTAACGACGTTAAAGTTGTATTCACTAAGAGCGATGGTTCAGAGCGTGAGATGTCATGCACTCTAAGAGAGTCTGCAGTTGTTAAGTATGAGAAAAAGACAGAAAGAACAAAGGCTAAGTCTAATGATACAATCTCAGTTTGGGATTTAGATAAGGCAAGTTGGAGATCATTTCGTTACGATTCTATTAAGACTATCAAATTCGACCTATGAAGAACACGGAAACGTTTGAACCTAAAGCGTCTACTATCATTGAAGGTCGGCCAGACTACAGATCGAACCTAATTAGGTCGATCAATTGGTATTCTCTTGAAAAAGAAAAGAAGGACGCTAGGACATACTTAAAGCAATACATCAAGACAATGAATCCAACGCTTTATAAAACGTTTGATAAGGTTAGCGATAGCAAGATTGTAACGTCTTATGGATGGGTATCAAGGCTTGCTAATCAAGGTGCAAAGCTAGATGTTACTACTCTTGATAAGTTAAATAAGTACATCACAGAACTAATTCCAGAGCCTGTTAAGGTGAAAGAAGTAGTCGAAACAACTCCACGTAAGTCTGTAAGAGACTACGTGGAAGAGAAAGCATTCGAATATATTGGTGAGCTTGAAGGTGTCCTGGACGAGGCTGATCCTTCGTTTAGTTTACTGAATGACCTTAAGGGTAAATCGATTCCTCAACCTTATGTTCCACTGATTGAATCGTGGTCTAAAAAGAAGCTAACAGAGTTTCTTGATGTCTATGAGAGCAAGGAATTGCTAGAAGGTTACGGTTGGAGCAAGAGTAAGGCTAAACTGATGGCTAAGCTCGTTGCATCGATGATCGAAGATCTTGAAAAGTACTCATCATTTCGTAAGGCAAATCGTAAACCTAGAGCTAAGAAAGCTAGACCTGCTGCCTCTCAAATCAAGACTCTTAAATATAAGAGTAAGGATGAAGAGCTAAATATACAATCAGTTAGTCCACTAGAAATAGTTGGTGCTTCTCAAGTGTGGCTATATAATACGAAGACTAAAAAATTATCTGTCTATAAGACTGAATCGAGTACTGGAATTCAAGTCAAGGGAACCACTCTTCAAAACTATGAACCAGAACTCTCATGCACCAAGACATTACGTAAGCCTGTCGAAACACTTGCAGCACTAAGCAAGGCAGGTAAAGTTCAGTTAAGAAAGTTTATCGATGAGCTTTCAACAAAGCCTCAAGAAGTAAACGGTAGAGTAAACACAGATATGCTAATTATAAGGACAGTAAAGTAAGATGGGAATTGGAGTTGGCACAGTAGTAAGGATTGTACTTTCAAAGATCGGTGGAATTCCTTTGATGGGTATTCCATCAGGTCTTACTATTAATGGTATGCCTGCTACTGTCCAGCTTACTATCTCACCAGCTACTTTAATTGGCCTTGCAACAGGTGGAGCTGGTGGCTTAGGTGGTTTAATTAATACAGTAACAGCTGGAGTAGGCACTAATCTTGGAACATCGTTCAATGGTTCACTAAATGAACTATTCCAAAATCCAGTATCAACCTACATTACAGATGCAACAAGTAATTTTGCACCAGCACTTTCATCACTCCAAAGTTACTCAGGTGGATTAGATGTTGCCGCACTTACTGGATTAATGGAAACAGCAGACAATAATGTCTATCACACGATGCAAGTATTCCAGGCGCACACTAATAGAATCTCTGGCGTAGCAATTCCTGACGATGAATCGCAATATGGACTAACTGATGTTCTTAACATTACGACAGGAATCGATGCAAACATTGCTGCAAACTTAAATATCTCTGTTGCTGACTATACAAACTCCCTCTACAGAGAGGGTATAATAGAACAATTGCAATCAAACCTTGCTTTGGTAGATACTGCTATTGCTTCAGGTAGCCAGGCTCAAATCGATAGCCTTACAGCAAATATTACTGCACTAAAGGCAAACTTGGATACTACGGTTAACACTGATGTCACCAACTTTAATAAGACAATCATTAAAGCTGATACGATTGGAAGTGTACAAACTCTTGCAATGGCCTATAATGGATCTAGTGCAGCACAAGACTTACTTGGTTCAGTTACTAAAACAGCAATGAATACAGCAATCAAAGCAGCGGCAAGTCAGCTTGGAAGTGTTGCTGGTGGTGGAGTACAAATTACTGCAGGAAGTGTTAGCGCACCTCAAGGATTTATCGGCACTTAAAAATATTGGAAATAAATTGATAGTTATAGATTATTCGCAGACTGTGATCTCAAACTTCATGAATGAAGTGGGTGGAAGGAAAGACATCGAAGTCTCTACACCCTTACTTCGTCACATGATCCTAAACACAATCAGAAGCTTCAAACAAAAGTTTGGTCGTGACTATGGCGAAATCGTCATTGCTTGTGACAACAAGAAGTATTGGAGGAAAGAAGTATTTCCATACTACAAAGCTAATAGAAAGAAAGCTAGAGAAGAGTCTGGATATGATTGGAATGCTATCTTTGAGACAATGTCTATCGTTAAGGCAGAGATCGATAAGTTCTTTCCATATAAGGTGATTGATGTAGAGGGTGCAGAAGCAGATGATGTGATTGCTACTCTAGCTGAGTATTCACAGATAGTTCAAAATAATTCTAATCCTCTATTTGATGGTGATCCAGCACCATTCTTGATCATTTCAGGTGATCACGACTTTGTGCAACTTCAGAGGTACAAAAATGTCACACAGTTCTCTCCAATTCAAAAGAAATTTGTTAAGGCTGACACAACGCCGGAACGAGCTATATTGGAACATACGTTTAGAGGGGATAAGGGAGACGGAATCCCTAACGTCCTATCTGCGGACGACTCCATCGTCGCTGGCGAACGACAAAAGCCTGTTACCTCCAAGAAAATTGAGGAATGGGCGGTAGCACTTCCTAGTGATCCAGATTTCCAAGCAAGATATAAAAGAAATCAAGTCCTTATAGATTTTAGATTTATTCCTGAAAAGATAAAGCATTCAGTAATGGAATGCTATGAACAACAACCAAAGAAAGATCGTAGTCAACTTCTAAATTATTTTATGTCACATAAGATGAAGCAGATGATTGAACTGATTGAGGAGTTCTAATGAAAACCACAGTACCACAAGCTCTTGAAGAGATGGACAAAGCAAAAGCGTTTGAAGATAAAGTAATGATACTTCAACGCTATAACAGCGATCCACTCAGACTTTTGATTCGTTTAAACTTTGATCCTAATCTTAAAATGGATCTTCCTGAAGGAGCACCTCCTTATAAGACTGATAAAAATGTCCAAGATGGAATGGGTCAGACTAATCTTTATACCGAAAATCGTAGGTTTTATATCTGGCTTGATCGTAATGTTCAGCTTCCTAAAGTTAAAAAAGAACAATTGTTCATTCAAATGTTAGAAGGATTACAATGGAAAGAAGCAGAAGATGTTATCCTTGCCAAGGATGGAAAACTGCACACCAAGTACAAAACTCTTCATCCTAAGATCGTTCAAGCAGCTTACCCTGGTCTAATTCCTCCAAACATTACTGAGCTTCCCAAGGAGCCCAAAGCACCAAAAAAAGCGAAAGTCCTTTCGGTAGATTCTTCTCAAGATTCATTGCAGTAAAGAAAAAAGAAGAACCACCAAAGGACATCGATCATTGGAAGTCTTATTATGATATTCCAAAGTACGAAGACTACTATACATTCAAGGTCCACAAAGAGTAACACTTGACTTTTATTTGTGTTGATGTATACTAGTCTTTCACTCTTTGGAGAATATATGATTCTTTATACATCGACCAAGTCTCAAGTTAAGGCCAAGTCACAAACAAAGGCAGAGAAAGCTGAATATGCAGCATGGTGTCGTAAAGTAGGAATTGATCCTAATCAGAAAAAACCTATGATAAGCAAACCCGGAAAG